TAACTACAATACAATAGGATTTTTAATAGCAAGAAGCATATATAAAAAAGGAATCAAACCTTCTTTGTTTTTTACTAAACCATTTGAACAAGGATTTAAAAAATTACCTGATGAACTGATAAATAGTTTTGGTTTAGACGTAGACAATTTTTTAGCATTTACATTTAACGAAGATAGATTAAGATGAGTACAAAAATTAATATAAGAAGTCCATTTTATTTAAAATATGATGAACCTGCATTACCAAGTGTTGAACTAACTTGTTCATTAATAAACTTGCAATATGCAGGAGTAAATATGTTTGGTGATGTAGAACTTCCTAAATCTGATTACGGAGACATAGTTTCTTATACTTCAAGTGATAGTGGTTTTACAGACGGAAGATATGCAACCGTTGGAACTGCAACAAGTAGAACGATAGTTTTTACAATAAGCATTCCCACAAACTTTTCAAACGCTTCAGACGACACCATAGATTGTAGTGTAACTGTTAGTCAACCTGCCCTTGTTTGTTCTGGTGGTGTTACATTAAATGGATCAGTTCCAAATCAAGCATTAGACACAGGTGGTTCTTCAGTTAGTATAAATTTAGCTTCTTATTTTACAGCAGGGAGTGATCCAATAATTCTTTATAATGTTACTAATAATAATTTAGATTATTTTCAGCATTCAATAGACGGAAACACTTTAACAATATTTTCACAAAACAAAGCAGGAGTAAAAAACTTATACGTTGAGGCTTCAGATGGAGACATTGCAACTTGTGATGCTACACAACCAATACAAATAACAACCACATCTCAAATAGCTTACGATTGTAATGACACTTATTTTTCTGGTGGTTCAATTTCACAAAGCGGAACAATAACAAACCCAACTTTAAATGGAACAATCACAGAGATTAGAAGTTCAATTGGTGGCTCTGCAATAACAAGCTATCCTGCAAACACAACTGGAATCGCCAGAAATGTCATTTTATTTTTTATCATAACAGTTCCAACTGGCTACAGTAATACTTCTCAAAGCATAGAATGTGGTAAAACATTTAGTCAACCGACAGCCTCGCTTCCAACCTTTACTTGTTCCCTTGCAGTATTAACATCTCAATCAATAACTTCTTTTGGTTCAATAGGAAAAGGCATTGCTAATAGAGGGACAATAACAGCTTTTAGTCCAATAGGATTTGATGCAGTAACTCAAGACACTTCGAGAACTGTAGATTTTACAGTTACTGTTCCCTCAAGTGGTTTTTCAAATAGTGGTGGTTCAGCACTTACTTGTCCGATTACATTGACACAACCTGCTAATGTTCCAATTGCAGGAAACAAACAATGGTATAGAGGAACAGGTCATAATCAGGCTTTATTTATGACAGATGCTCAAGTACTTGCAGCATATCCAAATGTTGTTGAACCACAAAGAACAAATTTAAGTATAGAAAAAATTGCAGAAGCAAGGGGTTATAATTGGCAGTTTACTTTTACAAAAGCAAATATTGCTATTGTTTTGTCAAGTGATACCCCTGAATTAAATGTAAACACTACTATGTTTAGAGGATCAACAGCACAACCACAAAACTTAAAAATTGAAGAAATAGCAAAACCACAATCTAATATTTCAAATCCGACTGGTGGATATTATATGAGAATAACTCAAGCCAAAGAAACCTATTACACAAATCCAAGTCTTTTAGGGAGAAGTTTTTTTGCACTTGTAAATCAAGCAGGTTTAATTTTAGAAATATGGTTAGCAGATTGGACAACAAAAACTTTTACAAAAATTAGTTAGATGGCATTAAAAACAGTACAACTTAATTTATATATTTACGAAGGAACTTCAGGTTCTTATACTGGAACAGATTTAAAATATACAATTCAAAATTCTATAATAGGAACAGATACTAATGTGGTATTTGAAATAGCGGAACTTGTAAGAGATTATTTAGATATAACATTTAATAATGATTACCTATCCAAAACAATTTGGGTTACAACCGTAGCAACTTTATTAGATGAAAATAATAATGTGTTTACATACGGTTCACCTGAAATAAATACTTATTTAGCCACAGATGGTTATGGGTATTTTGAAGATTCAGCAAACCCTGAACTATCACGAAATTTATTAATTACTTCTAATAGTATGTCTTTGCCAAAAGATGTAGCAGGTAAGTTACCAATATTTGCAGAAGGTGTAGGTAAGGTTATAATAGACTCTACAACAACCCAAATAACTGATAGTGGAAACTCAAACCAAAAGATTCAATATTTAACAATCCCTGCAAACACATCTACTGTTAAAATTTATGATACAGATGATTCTACACTATTAAGAACGGTTTCAGTTACTAATGTATGTGAACCTAAATTTACACCATACAAAGTAACGTTTACAAACAAATATGGAGCGTATCAAGATTTATATTTTTTTAAGAAAACTGTAGAAGCATTTAATGTGACAGATGAAAAGTATAAAAGAAATACAATAAAAAATTCTACTGCTACATATAACAAATATTCAGCACAAGAAGAAAGGTATAATACTAATGCAACTAAAAGCATAACGTTAAACACAGGATTTATTAATGAAGATAATAATGCGACTATTGAAGAATTATTTTTATCAGAAAATATATGGATAAGATACGGAGCAGATACATTACCAATATTACCAAAAACAAAAACACTTACTTTTAAAACAAGTCTAAATGATAAGTTAGCGAACTATACAGTAGAATTTAATTTTGCGTTTAACAAGATAAACAATGTACGTTAATGTTAAGTATTCAATTATTTATAGAAAATAATCAAGTAGATTTATATGATGATGAATCTGTAACACTTGTTCAATCAATACAAGATGTAAGAGATTTAGAAAAAGTGTTTTCTGATTTTTCAAGAACATTTTCAGTACCTGCATCTAAAACAAATAATAAAGTTTTTCAGCATTTTTACAATTATCACATTATAGGATTTGATGCAAGAAAAAAGATAGAAGCAAAACTTTATTTAAACAATGAATTATTTAAAGAAGGTAAGATAAAACTTCAAGGTGTAACAAAAAAAAATAATAAAGCGCACACATATAAAATTACTTTTTTTGGTAATGGTGTAAACTTAAAAGATTTAATAGGTGAAGATAAATTAGATTCTCTAACGTTACTAAAAGAATCATTTGGATTTACTTATAATGATGCAAACGTAAAATCATATTTAGCAAACGGTTTAGATGTAACAGCAAGGGGGGTTACTTATACTGATGCAATTTTGTTTCCTTTAATTACTCACACTAAAAGATTAGTATATGATTCTGGATTTTCATCATCAAATGATAATTCTGAAATACTAAATAATATTGCTTACCAATCAAATCCTGCATCACCCCCAAAAAATGGTTTACAATTAAGCCAATTAAAACCTGCATTAAGATTACACCCTATAATTAAAGCTATAGAATTTGATTATAATATTACATTTAGTTCAGATTTCTTTAACACAACAAACGAACCGTTTCATAATCTTTACTTGTGGCTACATAATAAAACAGGTGGCTTATTTGTAGATGATGAAAATGAAACACCAGTAGGAGATTTTAATATAGGTAATGTTGATGGAGCAACTTTAGATTTATATGACAATTATTTTATTACACCACAAGCTGATCAAGTAGGAAAAACTTCAGGAAAAAAACAAAGGACATTAGATGTAACTATAAAACCAAGTGTATCAAACAATTTTACTTTTACTATTTATAAAAATGGTGCTGTATTTGAACAATATGCAAACGTAAAAAGAGATACAAGTTCTTTAGAATATAGAATAAGAGATTTAGATATTGATGCAGGTAAATATACTTTTACAGTAGAATCTGCAACACCTTCCACATACGATATAGATTTTTATGTTAAAAGAAAAACGAATAGTGGTTTTGGTTATCGTAATGTTTCTTTTAGTGGTACAGCAGAAGTTTTATCAGATGTACAAATTAATGTAAGCAAAAAATTACCTGACATTAAAGTAATAGACTTTTTAACTTCTTTATTTAAAATGTTTAATTTAACTTCTTTTCAAAATGAAGCAGGAATAATAGAAATAAAGACATTAGATAACTTTTATGAAAGTAGCACAAAGATTTGGAATATAACAGAACAACTTGACAAAACAGAATCCACAGTAGATTCAGTACTTCCTTATAAACAAGTAGATTTTGGGTATGAAGGTTTAGATAATTTTTTTGCTAAAAACCATAATGAATTATTTAACGCTGAATGGGGAAGTGAATATTATACAGCAACAGATGTAGATAAAATTGAAGGCGAAGTTTATAAAATAAAAATACCTTTAGAACATTTTAAATACGAAAGGTTACAAGATGTAGCCAATTCTGTTTTTCAAGACATTTTGTGGGGTTGGAGTGCAGATATAAAACAACAAGCTAATCTTGGTAAACCACTTTTATTTTATCCTATATTACAAACAAAAACTATAGGAGTTATAAATACAGATGGCAGTTTGTCACAACAAACAAGTGTATATATTCCAAGCAATTCAATTAGATTAGATGATTCAAAAACACTTAATTTTAGTGCAGAACCAAATGAATTTTTAGGTACACCATTTAAAAAAAGTTTATTTATTGAATATTACAATAATTACATTAAAGAAATATTTGATCCTCAAAGAAGGTTATCAACTGTAAAAGCCTATTTACCTTTATCAATGTTGCTTAATTTTACACTTGCAGATAAGGTTCGAGTTTTTGATGGTTTATATAAAATTAATAAGGTTACTACAAACTTTGAAACGTTACAATCTTCTTTAGAATTAATTAATATAAAATCACAAGCAGGAGTATTAATAATTGATACACCTATAATACCTGATAAGTTTACACCTAATGCAACTTGTTTTACAGCAGATTTAACAAACATATCAGTAGACAGTTTTATTATAACTGCGGATTCTGATTGTAATAATGAAGGTTTAGAAATAATATCAACAGATGAAGTTATACCTAATGATTTAGATACAGGAAACAACCCTCAAACAGATGACCATTCACAACCTATCCCAGTAACGGTTGCAACAATTACAATAAACCCTATAGTTGTAAAAAGCACAAATACAATGATTTTAACAGCTACTGTAAATGAACTTGGAACTTTAGGAAATGTAAAACAATTAGATGAATATGGTTTCTTTTGGTCTACTTCTCAATCTGATATGCTTATTGATGACCTTGTAATATTGAGGGGGATATCTTCTGTTAATGAAATTAAATTTACAACAACAGCTTTAAATGAAAGAATTAATCCAAATACAGTTAACGCAAGTATTACTGGATTATCATCATCACAAACTATTTACTATAGATTCTATGTATTTACAAACACAGATACAAATTATACTATAAAATCTGTATTAAGTAATATGCAATCAGAAACAACATTAAGCAATTAATATGATACAGAATTTATTAGATTTATTAGAGTTTGCAAGAAACGAAAAGTGGACTGGTCAGTATATGGACATTGCTTTAGGCAAAAACAAATACCCTGAATCAATTAAAGAAGCCTACCAACAATTTAGAAAGGAATTATGAGTGTTAAAAAAACAATAGAATTAGAAGCTAAAGTAGACAAAGCAGAAAAAGACTTACAAGGTGTTGCCAAAAGCGTACAACGCATTGATGACAACCTAACTGAAGTTAAAGAAACTACTGGTGGAGTAGCTAAAGGTGTTAAGGGTATTAGTAATGCTTTAAAAGCAGCAGGTATTGGTTTAGCTATTGCAGCATTTTCTAAACTTGCAGAAGTATTTAATCAAAACCAAAAGGTAACAGATGCTTTTAGTGTAGCCTTTGAAAGTTTAAGTTTAGCATTCAATGACTTTTTTAACTTTTTGGATGCAAACGTAGGTACTATCATTAATTATTTTAAAGGTATTTTTAGCGACCCACAACAAGCGTTAAAAGATTTTGGGGTAGCTATAAAAGAAAACATAATAGAACGTTTTAATAGTGCTTTAGAAGTGCTTGGTTATCTTGGTACGGCTATTAAAAAGGTTTTTGAAGGTGATTTTGATGGTGCAATGGAAGCTGCAAAGAATGCAGGTAAAGAATATGTAGATGTTTTAACAGGTGTAGATGGTTCAGTGGATAAAATAGTAGAAGGAACTAAAAACCTTTCAAGTAGTATTTTAGAATATGGTAAATCAACTATTAAAGCAGCACAAGGTACTGTTGAACTAAACAAACAAGCTGAAATAGCAGCAGTCATTAATCAAGGGTTAATAGAAAAGTACGATAGACAAGCAGAACAGCAACGTCAAATACGAGATGATGAAACCAAGACAATGGAAGTGCGTATTGCAGCAAATACAAAACTTGGTGAAATACTTGATGAACAAAGTGAAAAGATGCTTCAAAATGTTGACTTACAAATTAAGGCAGCACAATTAGAATTTGATAAAAACCAAAACCAAGAAAACTATATAGCTTTATTAGAAGCACAAAATGAACGTGAAGCGGTACTTGCTCAAATAGAAGGGTTTAGGTCTGAACAATTAATTAATAGAATATCTTTAGAACGTGAAGCAGCAGATTTAAAGAAAGAAACAGATGAAGCTGAATTAGAAAGGTTAGAAGAACTTAACGAAAAGAAAAAAGAAGCAGCAGCATTTGAAAAACAACTTAATGAAGATGTTGCTAATGCAAAACTTGATTCAGCACAACAAGGATTAGCATTATTAGGTGAAGTTGCAGGTGAAGGTAGTAAGGTTGCAAAAGCAGCAGCAATAGCACAAGCAACGGTAGCAGGTATTCAATCCACAATTAATGCTTTTAAAACAGCATCAAGTTCACCAATAACAACTGTATTTCCTGCATATCCATTTATACAGGCAGGTTTAGCAGGTGCATTTGCAGCTACAAGTATAGCAAAGATTAAATCAACATCTATGAGTGGTGGCGGTGGTGGTAGTATGGCACAAGCATCTGCACCCCAAGCACCAAGTTTTAATGTAGTAGGAGCAGCACCTGAAAACCAATTAGCACAAGCAATAGGTGAAGATAACAAACAACCTATAAAAGCCTTTGTAGTGAGTAATGATGTAACAAACGCACAAGCATTAGATAGAAACATTGTAGAAGGTGCTTCAATAGGT